TATCAGCAGGAAATGCAATTTTGTCAATGCCTGAAACATTCGCACCGTCATAACCGCCACCAAAATATCCTGCAACAGCACTATTAGCAAACCCACCCAAAGCAGTGCGAGCAGATGTCAAAGCAGCGACAAGAGTAGTTCTAGTCTCAGCAGGGAAAGTAATTTTATCAATAAATGAACTGTTGCCACCAACACTGTCAGTGCCACCACCAAAATATCCTGCAACACCTGAGTTGGCAAAGCCTGCGTGACTGTAAAGTGCACCGCTTAAAGTTGCCACTAAAGTTGTTTTAGTATCTGCTGGAAAAGCGATTTTATCTATACCAGTCAATGCACCTGCGTTGTTACCGCCACCAAAGTATCCTGCGACAGCCTGACGAGTCACATCATTTAACGGCATCCAGTTAGATATGTAGGTTGAGACTAAACCTCTAGAATCGAAACGCATCAGAACACCCCACAATCAGCAAAACCTGCTCCAGCAGAAACAGCAGCAGTAAGAATAGTCCCAAGCAACGAACGAGTATCCGATGGAAACGCAAACTTTTCAGAACGATTTGTTGGACTACCACCACTCATATTATTTCCGCCATTGACATAACCAGCAACTTCGTGATTAGCAAATGAACCTGAGTTATATTGACTTGCAATATCCAAAACTGCGCTTGATGCACTTATTGTTTCGGCAGAAAAAGACAACTTATCTATCAACGCATAGTTAGCAGAGTCTCCACCGCATATATATCCAGCAACACTGCCATTTGCAAAAAATCCAGCACCTGTACCGCTTTTAGTTGCAACTAAAGAACTTTTTGTGTCAGTACTAAAAAGCAATTTATCAATAGCATTTGAGCCGTAACCACCCAAAAAGATATAACCTGCAATCCCATTATTTGACACCATTCCCATCCATCTACCGCCAGCAGTGGTAGTGGCACTCAATGTTGAAACAATTTCTGTAGAAAAAACCAATTTTTGTATAGCAGTACTTGTGCTAAGTGCTTCGTCACCAGAAGCAATATAGCCAGCAACTCCACTATTTGCACAACTTCCACTATTGTATTTTGCCAATACAGTTGCAGTCAATGTACTCTTTGCGTCAGTGGGAAAAAGAATTTTGTCTACTCTTGAAAAAAAAGTATTATATATTTGTGGCGGAGTAGAACTAGCCCCACTGTATCCACCAGAGATATAACCAGCGACACCTGAGTTTGCAAAACCTTGCGGCCAAACAGCACCATAATTAGACATCACAGCACTTAAAGTAGAGCGTGTATCACTACTGAAAGTTATTTTATCTATCAACCCACCATTTGTTTCGCTATTAGATGTTGTACTTCCACCGCCAGCAATGTAGCCTGCGACACTTTGGCGAGTCGTATCACCAGTTGGCATCCACTCAGATAGATATGTTGAAACCCTAGTACGAGGTGCGTGCGGTCTACCCACAAAAACCTACGGAGTAATTCGGTTGACGTACCCGTGCAAACAGATCACATTCGTAGTACCAGCAAAAGCTCGAACAACTTTCGCAGTAGCGTTACCTTGCAACAACAAACCAGGAACAAGCAACACAAGACCCGACTCAGCCGTAACAGTCAACTCGATATTGCCATCAGGTGCAGTAGCTTCGCCCCACTCAATTGTCAACTTAACTGACGAAGCAGAGGAGTTAACTGCATACAACCAAATCTCATCAATAACTGTTGCAGTAGACGATGCTGTATGAATCGCTGTGCCTGCTGTAGCAGTAGCAGCAACCTTGATACCAAGACCCGTACCTGTAGTACCTGCTGGTTGTAACGCTAACTTACTGAATGTCGCTGCCATGTTTCTCCTATGTTATCCGAATACTTGCATTGCTATAACTAAATCTGCATCAGACGAAGTAATAGTTGCTGCCGCAACAGCCCACACCGCATCCGATCCATTAGATGTTAGCACAAAGCCATTACTACCTAAAGCAAGCCAAGCAGCATCACTACCACTAGATTTAAGAAGCGCACCGGCACCACCTAAAGCAAGATAAGCAGGATCAGTACCATTTGATTTTAACAGCGCACCAGCACCACCAACAGCAAGCCGGGCAACCGTAGGACCAGCACCCATAGTCAACAAATCGCCGCGAGTAGTCATCGTCGAAGTAAACAAGTTCGCTTCATCAGCTTCATCAGCACTAAAAATAGGGTAAATAGTCGCACCAGAAGTATGCGTAGTAGCAGTCGTATCATCCTGCCCGCGAGTCAACGTCAACGTCAACCCCGAAGTAGTCGCCAAACATTTCTCTTCAGACGAAGTACCAGGATCAATAACCACATAATACGGGACACCCGCAGCAGTAGGCCAACCGGTAGAAGAAGTGATACCACAAGACGTTTCAACGGTAGTCAAAGCATTAGTCGTCGTCGTCTGTACCGCCGCACCTTTGTATTGTCGTCTAGTTACTGCTGCCATAAGTCTCCTATGATATCACTAAGCTACGGAACGCATAATAATGGTCGCTGTGCCTTCCCAATCCCATGCGGTATTTGACGAAGAATCGTCAGTTACATCAAACCTGACATCTTCCACAATCACCGAGAACGCATCCTCGTTCTCCTGGTATTGGACAATACGGGCAGTTTCTACAAGGTCACGCAAAAACTTTAACTCTGTTTCAACTTCCTGATAATACTCTCGACCACGAATATTTAGTTTGTGGTGCATCAGTAAAGGGATAGAGAAAATCTGTGAACGCAACGGGGCAGCATAAGCACGACCCATCCACCTAGTCAACTCCGGGGATTTTGTGCTGTCCGTAGCTGAACGGTCAATCGTAATCTTGATCTCGGCTTCAAACACCCTGTCCTCTAACCCTGACAAAGTTTTCTCTTTACCCAACGGCAACGTGTATGCAGCAAAACTATGGTACGCACCGCCATCAGATTTCACTGCCAACGTAACGGAACCCAATAACGGTCTGACACGTAAATCCCATTTAGGAATAAACTTCGCATCAGGGACACCCCAACGATATATGCCTGACTCAAAATATCCTGTAGACACCTTGTCTGTTGCATGTTCAACATAGATCCCTGTACCGGTAACAACGAACACTGGTCGCCCATCAAACGTGTTTACTGAACCGACAACGCCTTGCGCTGTCACCATAAGATCCGAAGCGTAAGCAGGTTGGTTAGTTGAAATGAACACACCCAAATCGAGCCGACCCAAGCCTGTAGATGTTGCATCAAAGTTAGTCCAGTTAAACCAAACAAATCTGTCATAACCATTAAACGAGTTAACAGCATTACCAGTCTCGATTAGCGGGCCTACAATAAGGTTGCCGTCAGAGTCAGATGAAGCAACACGGATACCTGTAGTTGTCCCGATTAGAATATAGCCAAGATATGAACCTAAACCTGAAATGGTTTCACCAGCAGGTAACTCCAACGCAACAATAGGTGTATCCAAAGTTGTTGCATCGGCTTTGATGGTTGTTCGATAAATTAGTGACTGGTTGCCAGCGAACCCGCCCATATAGATATGGTTCTGACCGCCAGCAAAACCAACCCAACGAAACCCTGTATTCAAATGTGTGAACAACGCCGAACCTGGACCGCCACCAGAAGTAAAGTTATATACAGCGTTGTCAAGCGAAGCCATCAAACGGCCTTTAACATAACTTAAATTAACGAACGTATCTGTACCTGTCACATACGAACTAAACGCATTGCTGCTCGTAGTCGCATTGTGGATACCATGACCTGCGAACGCAACAAAGATGTTAAATCCGTCAGTAGCCATCCCGCCAACATTGCCACCAGGTTCAGCAGTGCAATTAGTGAACGTTGACAAATCGGTTGTGAACTTAACATCACCACCAGTACCCACATACAGTCGTGTGCCGACAGTTAACGCCCGCAAAGTAGCAGCACTATCCGCCAACACCTGCGTCACATCTTTCAACAAAGATGCTTCACCTTTCTCCCAAACATCTATGCCTTTAGAAGTGTTAAACCTAAACGCCTCAGCGTCAGCAGAATCAGAAAACTTTTGACCAGCACCATAATGCCAAGACGACTGCGATCTACGCCACAAACCCTGAGAGTTAATAGCCGCCTCACCAGGTTCAGCAGATTGGTCAACCGAATCACGAACACGCGCATCATACTGCCGTTGAAAAGCATTAGCTTTCAAATCAATCACATACGGTCTACCATTCAACGCAACCGGATAAACGTTAGGGACAAGGTTCGTTGCACCAGTGCCAGAAAAGAATCCTGCGGCTGGTCGAAACGGACTCTTAAAGTCTATGAGCGTTCCCACGTTACTTCCTAAAGACGAGTGGGTACTGCTGCTTCAATCGTGCTGCTTCTGCGGTGATACGTTCACGACGTAACCTTTGGATATTGGTTAACGAATCCCGTATAGAACCTGGTGGTACTTCATCGGATCTTCGAGTGTCGCCCTGCGATTCAATGAAGTTACGTTTAATTTCACGACCATTCATCATCCGCAAAATAACACCCATCTCGATGATGTCCTCACAAGTTACTGGCAGGAACGCAACAGTTTGCATATCGTTCGCTTCCGCAGTAACACGGGTGAACTCCCGTTTAGTTACCACACGCAACGTACCAGCCATCACTGCTTCGTCAAAAACTATTGCAATACCAGAAGCAAAATCTGCTGTAGGAAGATTGCGTTGCAACCTGACTTTACGAATCACCGGATAATCGTCAGCTAAGTAACGTAACCTGACATCCAACAAGTCAATAATATTTGTAGCAGAAGTGAGATTGATTTGGCGATCAGAACCGTTGTAACTGATGTCTTGTGCAACGACACGAAACAAACCATTCATTGTCGAACTGAGATCGTCAAGATCGGCGTTCAAAGCATCCAACATTTGTTGACGCGGGAAACGAGGGTTAACTATAGAAACAGCTCCAGCTGTGTGTGCTGCTGCTGTAGTGCCATCGTACCCGCGTTCAACAACTAAAGTTTTAGTAGACGGAACCGAACTCCATACATACATCAACTCGGAATCAATTTCAATTACTGAGCCTTCACGAAACCCGTTAAGGTCGTAGGTCATTACTATTTGACCATCCGCCGAAGTAACCGTCGTCGCTAACTTGTTCCGTTCTTCAACGGTCCCCGACAATAATTGACGACTGGCTCTCGTAATGAGTGCGCCAGCTGTTGACATTTGTTAGTAGTTTTTTGCTTTCTTCATCGGTTTACCAGTTTTCTTTGCTTCTTTTTTAGCTGCGGCTTTACCCTTCTTCGTGTATGGAAACTCTTTTTTTCCCACCATTGGCATGATTATCGCTCCGTTCCAAAATCTTGAAAGATTTTATGTAGTTTGCGTTGTCCAATATATCATAGACAACATGATCCACTTTGTAAAC